TAAAAGTTTAGGTGATATTAACTATAACATTGAATTTGTAAATAATAAACTTGCTTTTATTGATTATAAAACTGATTTTGAATTGAAAGAAATTGATAATGCTTTACGTTTATTCTTTAATCAACTCAAAGTTGAAGGTATTTATATTGATGATGAACCAGATGAAGACTATGTTAATTATTTAGAGGAAATGTCATAAATTAAAAAAAATTTATAAAATAAATTAAAATTAAAATAATTAGTTATAATAGAATACAATTAATTAAATTATTTATAATTTATACTCTTTTTAACATATTAAATATATTTTTTTATACTTATATATAGAATGACAGATTCCAGTTATAAAAAATGGCAGATTAGTATCTTCTCTGCCTCAATTTTTATTTTAGTAATACATCCATACACATATATGCTTACTCAAAAAATGTTAGGATGTCTTTTAGGTAAAATTTCAGACATTAATGGGTGTCCAACAACTCTTGGATTAGTTATTCATACTATTGTGTATATCTTATTAGTTCGCGGGTCTATGGATTTAAAACTATTTTAAAAAAAAAATATAAATTATATTATTAATTTTTATTATTAAATATTTTTGTTATCTTTTTAAAGATATATTTACGATATTTTTGTTATCTTTTTTCTAAAAAGATATTTTCTAAAAAGATATTTTCTAAAAAGATATTTTCTAAAAAGATAGTTAAGTATTATTAATATTAAATCTTGGTGTAATCATCATTCCTTCCAATTCTTGCATTAGTAATTTACAAGCATAGGGAATTTTTAATTCTATAAATTGAGAGAATTTTTCACAGCCACCACAAGTGCGAGTTCCATCAGCATCTTTTGGATTAACAATACTAAATAAACCACATTCTTTACAAATATGAACTGTAAATATATCACTGACATCCATCATACGTTCTTTTAAGAAACCCATAGCACCATGAGCAATCATACAATTATGTGATACAATACCATTAGCTAAAAATGACTCTTCTTTTTCAACTTGAATATCATATACTTTATGAACTCCAGCTTTACGAATATCAATAACTTTAAGGTTCATTGTTGGTAAAACGTCATCATTTTTAATAACACCATAATTGTTTGTTGGTGTTTCCGTAGTTTCGAGTGTTTCGAGTGTTTCGAGTGTTTCGAGTGTTTCGAGTGTTTCGGTTATGTCTTCTGTTTCAGATATAATTGGTGTTTGACTTTTAGGAATATTAAACCAATCAATAGCATCAATACTTTTTAAGAAGTCTGTTGAACTTATAAACTTAGAACTCTGAAATTTACCACCTTCTCTTTCATTAACTAAATATTCTAAAACATCTTTATGATTAGGAATAGAACATTCATGTAATATAGGTTCCATTGCTTTTAATTCTGCTATTGCTTGTTTAATTACTCCACTTGTAGGTATTATAGCATCACTATTTTGAGATTTAAGTTCTTTATAATTCGTTATTTCATCAACTCTATTTACAATCCACATCTTTTGTCGAGATACATTAGTCCGCAATAACATATATGCTACTGCTGCTTCTAAGCGTTGATTTTTATGACAACAATAACGAAAACCAATTTTCTCATGAAAAGGTATGAGTTCGCTAATGTCTAAATGTAATACTATTTCATAATTTTTATTTTCATCAATTCTAGTTTTAGATTTAGTATTTACTTTTTCATTTTGTATAGTCACTTTGTGTATTCCAACTTTGGCAAGTAAATTTTTCATATTACTCATCATTGTTTTTAATGTATCTAGATGTGCGATTATTTTACTTTTTGAGAATGAAACAGATGTAAATGTATTTTTACCAATATAACATGTATGACCGTCACCACCAAACATACCTGCCAAAAATTCTCTAATAATAGGAACAGGACAGTCATCTTTTAAGATGAAATCAGGTAATACTGACGGTTGTTTCACTTTTTGACCAATTATAATTCCATTTAATTTAACTATATTATCAACAAAAGCTTTTGGAACTCTTATTAAATATAAGTTTTTATATTCAAAATTTGTTTGAGTAATAGGTGTAAATAATTTCATATCAGTTAATAATCTTTGGACGTCTAATTGATGACCTAGATAAATAGAAGCATAATATGAATTACCTTTAATACTAATATAACCATCCGTAATTAAATATCCTAAAATCCTGGCAAATGCCATTGATTTAAAATATTCTTCTTGTGTATTGGTTTTAAGTATAAGTGTATCACTAATAGTTAAAGTCCAATTATTACAAATTCGCATTTCATCTTTAATATCAATTGTAGGGTATTTCACACTACACTTTAATCGGGTATCATTAACTACAAGTTCATTTGCTTTTATCCAAACATTACTCGAAGATAATAATTTATGTTCGGGTGTGCAAGTTATTTTCTTTCCATTTTCAAAATAGATATCAACACACTCGCGTTCGCCTTTGTATAAAAATTGGGTCTGTTTTGAAGTAAGCAACCCATTTTTTTCCTGATTCCATCCTAATACTTCAAAAGTTTGAGTTTCAAAATCTTGAATTTTAATGGATAAACCATTTTGGGATGATATGGGAGTTTCTCCATTAAAACAATCTCTCTCCATCTCACCCAATCTTAACCCTCCGTCCCTTGACCTCCCCTCAGCAGGTTGCCGGGTGAGTTGGACTATAGGACCTGAGGACCGACTATTGCCAGTCCATACAGGTTTCCCATCACGTCGCACATAAAATACTTCATTAGGAACAGAGATACAATATACTGAACCTTCATAATCATAAAGACGTTCAACTTGAGCATCTTGTTCATAAGTATGTCCGTGATTAATAGATGGCTCGCATTTATTTTTAATAATGCCTAAACGCCAGCAAATAGCATTATTGGTGATAACTTCACCATCTGCTTTGGTAGCAGAATAACCAGCAGGTAAATGTAATATTTTATTACAACACCATCCACAATGTAAAGCAAGTCGCATTACATCGTCAGCTAATTTATCAGAGCTTGTATAGTATATAACACTATTATTATTTCTAGGCCTATAACATCCATCTCCTAAAATCATTGATTCTAATAGTGTAATACATTGTGTTTTACTTAATTTCCATACCCAATAAGGTAATGTTTTATTAATAGCACCTACAGAAAGAGGTCCCATATATTTATTTAATTGAAGGTCCATTATTTTTAATACATCATTACTAATAGTATATGTATATCCTAATTTTTCTAATGCTGGATAAAGAGCATCTTTAACTCTTTGTTTATGAACACATACTAAAGTTCCATATCTTTGAATATTTTCATTCGATGCACAGCCTTCTGCTATCCAAATACCAAAGAATATTAACCAAGCATTCATATCAACTAATTTAATAGGTGTAATATTATTATTTCTATCAGTTATTTCAGGTAATTTAAATTGATAATTACGTTGAACTAATTCACCATTTTTCTTAAATTTACAAAATGTCCCACTCATATTTTCAGCAGTAACTAAACCATAAGGTAACCATTCTTGTTTCCTACCATATTTTTTAGAAATATACATACGATGATTCGCAGTTACATTTAAACTTAAATTAGCATTCTTAATTTCATACATTTGACCATTATAATCTGGATAATGATGAACAACAGTAGGTTTATGATATTCAATTTGACCTAATGAATTTAATGTTGCAATTTTATCTCGCAATGTAATTAATTTTATAGGCTTCCAACCTTTTTCGGTCAAAACGTCGTGATCCTCACTGGTACAATGGACCTTATCTAAAACCATATGTTTCAGGCGTTGGTAATAAGTTGGTCCAAAGAACAACTTTACATCCATTTGTTGCCCGGTGATTCCGCTGTATAAAATTTCTTCCCCTGAATAATTAAATCCATTGGCTTCTAATATACTATAGATTTTATCACGAGGAATATCATTAAAGGAAGTACAATCACTATAGCCGCCTAATTTCGCACAGGCTTTACCCAAGATACACTCCATCAGTTGTCCAATCGTCATTCGGCTAGGAATAGCATGGGCATTCATGATGATGTCTGGTGAAATTCCCTCAGAATTAAAAGGCATTTGCTCTTGTGGAAAAATCATCCCAACGGTCCCCTTTTGGGCACATCGCGAGGCAAATTTATCACCAATAATGGGAACCCGTTCAGTTCGCATTCGAATTTTAGCAAAACGAAACCCATCCGCATTGCGGTCAGTATAGACTTTATCTACAAAACCTGTTTCATTCGCCCGTAAGCTAGTAGAACAGTCTTTATAGAGTTGATGTCCATTATCATCTACTTTATTTTTAAGTGGTAAAACCTTACCAATGATGATATCGTCACTAGTAACATATTCATCTTTACGAATAATACCACGTTCATCTAATTTATTATAGTTTCCAGGTTTAATCCCACGTGTATATTTTACATTAGGTTTGGCAAATTTCTCTTCACGACCACTCGATTGTATTTTCTTTTCATCATCTTTATAGGTTCTGTAAAAAGTGGCTCGAAATAAGCCTCTATCCACCGCACCCTGATTCATTAAAATACTATCTTCCATATTATAACCAGTATAGCATCCGATAGCTACCATAGCATTGACACCACAAGGCAATTCATCATAATTAATATATTTAGAAAACTTAGTTTTAACTAAAGCCTTTTCCAAATTATTTAAGACATATCCCAGAGTATCCATCCGCTTTTGATAATTCATAGCAAAGAGACCAATAGATTGTTTCCCCATAGCACAATTGCTAGAAAGGAAACCATTGCTTGTAATAAAACTATGATTTTCAGATTCAACAGTAATATCACTAACTAATTGATTTTCAACTAATTTAATACTATCTATGCTAACAAATACAAATTTATATTTGCCTGCCATATATTCATCA